TTGCTCCAACCAAGCCAGAAAAGCCGGGGTGAGGTTCTGTGGCCGGAGTGACGACCTTGCCATTCTTCTCAACCGCTTCTTTTCCAACAAGCTGATCAATAAGATCAAGGCCGATTTCAGCATTTTGAATAATTTTTGGAAGCTCAGCTTTTGCAGCCACTTCGTTTTCAGCAAGGGATTTGCCAAACGCTTGAGCGCGAGCAACTTTTTGTTTGTACTCTGGCGAATCCAGCATGGCCTGACGACCAAGTTGTTGTTTTTGCAACGCAAGAGCTGCGTCAGCGCGGTCTTCTTGAGATCTAAGGGTTGCCGCAGTCCTTGCTTCTTGAGATTCAAGCGCCCTTTGAGATATGCCTTCTTGTGATTCAAGCCTTTCTTGCTGCAATTTTCTTTGAGCATCAAGCTGAAGATTTAACCTGCTTAATGCGTTTTCGTCTTTTGCCAATTGATCTGCCGTAAGCAACAATTGACGCTTAGTGCCCATGCCGCCTTCTGCCGCTGGCACATACGATTCTTCTCCAGGAAAGAAAGGAGACATTTCAGGGTATTGCGAAGTGAATTCTTGCCGCCACTTACCGTAAGATGCGGCGTCATCAGGCACTGCCGCCAATGAAGTCCTGCCAACATTAACAGTATCAAGGATCGCCTTTCTTTCAGCAGACTTCCTTCTTGCTGCTGCTTCGTCAGATTTTGCTTGAGCCATTGCCACTTCAGCACCTTTAGTGCCGCCCAAGGCGTAGGCTTGCTCAAAGCTTACAGGCTTCCCAGAGGAATACAGGTTGCGAAGTGCGTTTTCGCTTTGCAGTGCTTTTTCAGCCAAAGCAGCCTCACGCTCTTTGATCAAAGCGTTTTGACGGTACGCCTTAAGTTGTTCAATCTGGGCAAGCTTGTTGAGAGGGTCTTCAATTCTTGGCGCTTGAAAACTCAAGGCGATGCTGGGGTTGATTGCCATTATTTTTTAACCTCAATCAAATATTGCAAATCGAGTTTGGCTGGCAGGCGCTATTGGCTCTTGGTAAGAGCTTGTTCTTGTGGTGCCACCAAGATTGCCGGTGCCTCTCAAAAGCCCATACGTCATCGCTGCGTTTCCAATGCTTCCAAGAGCGTTAGCATAAGCATTTGCCTGACCCATGGTTCCGGCAGCGCGAACATTGCCTATGTCAGCCAACGTCTGACCGCCATATTGACCAAATTGACCAGCAGCACCGGCAAGCCCCTGAGCAGCACCGGCACCAGTGCTAACAAGGCCACCAAGAGATCCCAACTTAGACGCCCGATTTGCCATATATCTGTTAAAAGCGTTGGAATATTCCTGAGATGCGACATCTTGAGCATAGCGTTGCGTCCCCTTGAGGGCAGCACCAGACAAAGTGCCTCCCCTTGCAGCAGCCTGACGATCAAGGGCCTTAAGCCCTTCCTGTAGGCGGAACTGGTAACCAGGGTCAGCCTCATAGTCAGCCATGGAAAAGTCCCGCATAAGGGCACCATAGCCTTCCTGAGCAGGAGTGCCACCCAAGCCAAGGCCAAGCATCAAGGCGTTTTGAGCTTGAGAGCCTGCCGCCCTGAAAGGCTCAAAGTCAGCCCGCTGCTGGTTGTACATCTGGCGCTGAAGCTCAAGCTGCTGTTGGGCTGCTCGACGCTGTTCGCGAGCGGCTTCTCTGGAAGCGGAAGCTCCCATGATACCGCCAGCAAGGCTTCCTATCCCGGAAATTGCCCCACCAGCTAATAGTGCTGTTGATGCGCTTATTGGTTCAGGCATGGCTAAACTCCTGCAAGTAATCTTCTAATTTCTCACCGTAGAGTGCCATTACATGGTGAGCATTCTGCATTGCACATTCGGCACCGTGGCATAGCTGAACCACCCCCAGCACCAGATCATAGTAACCGGCACGCCAAACAAACGATTTGGCATCGGCTTGACCGCCTCTTTCGGCACGGTCAGACGCCTGCCATTTCAAGATCATGTTCGACACCAGCGGCGTTAAGTGCCTGTTGTTCAAAACAAAAAACTTGTTTTGGTACATGGCAACAAGCGTGTTCCAGATGGCCATATCAAGGTCATCCCGCTCTATCGGGTCGCCGTCTGCCACATCATCAAATACCTGAATGGCATGGTACACCATAAGCAGCCACTCCACCGCTTCAGGGTCGAGTTGAAGGACACCCTGAAGATTGGCAGACAGAGACTCCATAGATTTCTTGTCTTTCATGCGCTTATGTTGTTACTCACGGTAAGTATGACTGATGGAATGGCAGGGTGGGGTGATGTAGCCCCAGTAGCCAAGATTATTACGCTGGTATCTTCTACTTCATACATTAGTTCAAAGTAGTCGTTGGCGTTCAGATTCAACAGATAGTTCCAGGAGGCTACAATTTCATCATTGTTGCCATTTAAACGTACCTGGCCTGCTGAGTTGGCTATGTTGGTGCCGTTGACCCTAGCCCAAATGTACACAAGGTGAGCGCCACCAGAAGTGTTATCAAGCTGGGCCGAAAACTGGAAGTTGTAGATGCCCGCAGAAGGCACCTTGATCCGGCTGGACTTGGTGGCGTTGATCGTGGTGCTTGCCACGGTCTGACTGATGTCCACCGTGTAGGTGCCTGTGCCACCCGTACCTGTGCCAAAGGCCACAACCTTTGTGCCTGCTGTAACGCCCGTGCCTGTAAGGGTCTGGCCTATGTCGATGACGCCAGAGGTTACGGCGGTTACGTCCAGGGTCGTCCCGGTAATGCTGGCGGTCACCACCCCGGCAGTTGTTTCGCAAGTAACCCCGTCCGTAATGTCCACGGTGTCAAAAGTCATCGGGTAAGCGGTGGCGGCTAAGTTAGCGCTCTGTGTTGTTGTGTCTGAGAAAGCCCCATAAGCGGGGATCTTCCAAGAAGGCACGCCAGAGCTATTCATGATCAAGAACGCATTGGCAGACGGCTTGGCGAGCTTGCTGAGCGTGTTGGTGGCAGAAGCGTAGAGGATGTCACCCGTTGCGTAGGTGTCAGTGCCTGTGCCGCCATCCGTCTCGTCCAAGGGCACCGTCAGGGTCAGCGTATTGATCGTTGCCGTGGTGCCGTTGAAAGTGAAGTTGGCGTTGTCGATCAGCTCTCCACCCGTGGTGCTATAGACCACCCGGCCAGAGGTCAGCGTGGCATCCATTAAACCGGCAGAGGATCGAATCTTGCCGGTGACATCCAAAGCTTCTGATGGGGCGCTATCATTGATGCCGATGCGGTTGTTGCCCACATTGAAATACATCAGACCGCTGTTGATGTTGAAGTTGTTTTGGATGACTCCGGTGCCTGCACCAATCGTCACGATGTCGGGAGAGCCGTCACCAAGGAACGTATTGCCCGTGGTGGTCAGGTTGGTCAACGTGGCATTACCGCCTGTGATGGCGACGTTGTTGCTCTCCTGAAAGGCCATGCTGCCGAGGTCATTGATTGCTGCTTCAAGAGGCGCTATCTGAGCTTCTAGCGCGTCAATCTCTGCTTGCAGCTCTGGCACAGTAGGAACGTTTTCCCCGCCGCCAAGCAATACGGACAAGTTATTAAAAAACCTGTACCACTCCCTTGAGATGATCGGGCTTTGCCCCTCAGTGAGAGGCACCCTAGATGCTGGTATGCGAGTGACGTTGCTTGTCATGAGTCAGTCCCGGATACATCAAGTTCTGCGCCCATAATGGCAATCTTGACCGGATCGTTGCCAGAGATTTCGTAGACCCGATCCCGGAGCTTCATGGTCATGCCAAGGCGACGCCAAAGCACACGCTTGCCGTATTCGCCCAACTTGCCCATCGAGCGCACATGGTAGTTAGACCAGGTGTGGCCGCCATCATCAGACCAACGGAGCATGACCTTGGGGTCTGCGTAGTCAGGATTGGAAGGCTGAACAAGGTTAAAGGTTTGCGGAGTGGCAACACCCAAAAGGTCTATCAACACCTCGCCATAATAAGCGTAACCATTTACCAGTGAGGCTGAAGATGGCGCATATCCAAAAACTGGAGGCGTTGCAACTTCATTTCTTATGACGGTTGGAGCAACCGTATCAGCAATTGTGTAATCCCTGATGGAGTACCGGTTATTCAATGAACCAACGCTTTGAGACGCAATGATTGCGCCAATTCCGTTGTATATGCACAGGGCTGGGTAATTTGTTGATGCGTCGCTAGCAACAGCGCCTGGATGCGTTGATAGCAAATTCAAGTTAGCGTCAAACTTGATAGTGTTTCCAGTTCCAAACTCAACAACCCATATATGGTTTTTAAAAGCGTCATACGCAATTGATGCTGTTGTAGAAAGCACATAATAAGCAGAAGGCGCAACAATACTTGGAGAAACAGGGGTAACATACTTGAACACCCTGTAATAATCTTTGGTAACCCAGTAAAAAGCGTTTCCAACTTTTACAGATGTGCTGGGCCAATAAGATGGAGACTGAAAAGAATAAACAGGGTTGTAAATTTGATCAACAGCAAACAAATATGTGTTTTTGTAAAAAACCAAACACCGCTCTGTTCCGCCAAGAAAATATCCATACGCCCACCAGTAATCCTTGGTGTTTGAAATCATGCCGGCGTAATTAGAGTTTCCAATAGTAAAGCTTGCAGCTTGCCCAGCCCATGTCCCGCTTTCTGTGTCTACAACATTTCCATCAAGGTCATACTTGGTGGTGACATACGGAATGTTTGTTCCATTCCAGCTTGCAGGGGTTGATATGACAGTTTTGTAAATGTATGTGCCGTCGCTTTCTGTGCCGTATCTATCAGAAAGAGGAATCACTTGATCTTGAAGGCCAAAATCTGGATCGCCTATTTTTGGCGCATCATTCGCGGTAAAAGGAATTTGTCCTGAACCAACCTGCACATAGTTGATGTTGTCAGTGCTGACCTGAACTACAAAGCTCTTTACGCCATCGGTGCCAACGCCTTCAATAGCGATCTGAACCGGCTTAACACCAGCAGCAAACTGATACCCAACGTATTCACCTGATGATGTGTTGGCAAACCAAGGAGCGCCGCCACTAAACACGCCTGATGCACTGCCGCTACTGGCAAACGGTGTGCCGCCTGTGGCAATGTTTGGGCCGCCGATGGTGTCGTAAACAGCTATGCTGTTGATGGAGGTTTGCGTGCCTCCCCAGTTGTCACTAACTGTTACTCGTAGATAGGTGTATTCCTCTGCCGGAGCAGTGATAGGCCCACCCGTTTCCAGATCGAGTTGAAGTGTATGATGCGCTGTCCGGTTAAGATTGTTGGAGCCCGTTGGAAGCGCACGCCAAGAGCGTATCCAGCGTTGCCTCTCCTCATCATCCGCGAAGTAATCAAGATCAAGGGCGTAAATCCGACCGTCTTGATAGTCACCGACCAAGATTTGGTTTTCAAAGTTCGCCATGCAATTTGAGCGGTGGCGGTAGAACTGACCGTTTCTGAACGATGCCCGTTCATGCCAGGCATCCGTAGCCACATCATAGACCCACGTCTTGTCTGCTGACGGGAACGTCAGGACATAGAAGCTGTGGCCATCCTGCTGGTAGGTGTAGGCAATCGCATCTTCGATGTAGCGATAGCTCTGGATCGCAAATTCCACGGCATGGGTGCTGATCCTGCGAGCGTTGTAGCCCTCAGCCCGGTAGACGATCCCGTTACCACGGGCATCTTGGCCCAACCAAAACAGGGTGTTGTCGAGCTTGGCAACCGAAAACCCGGATGCACAACCAATCTCGTTGTACGCGCCTTGAATAGGGGCAAAGGGGAAGTCAACATCGCCACTGTAGTACCAGACCTCGATGCTGTTGGAGCCGAATATCCAAAGCTCTGTATGGTTGGCAATGATCGACTGGATCAGGTCAGGACTGATCTCAGCAAAGGCAAATTCCAGGGGATCAATCTGCGTGCCGTCGTAACCCGTAATCCAAAACTTCTGGCTGTTGGGTTCGTTGAAGATGAACAGGCCGTACATATAGGTGACTTGCACACAGCCTGGGAAGTCTTCATCTGTGATTTGGGCAAACACGTTGGTGCTGACGTTGTATATGAACCCGTCAGGGTTGCAGGCAATAAACAACTGATAGCCGTTGTCAGCCATCGACACCTGACCAGTGCCGGTGATGCTGCCAATTACAGAGCCGTTCAGGTTCTCATCCAGCTTGTACAGTTGGGTGCCAGAGGCAATGTACAGGTAGCCGCCAAACGACCACATCCCACGGATAGGGCCGTTGCCTACGGAGGTCACCAAGCGGCTTCCAGGGGCACGGTTCAGGTAACCCGCTTCCTTGCCGCCCTCGGGGATAGCCTCCGGGTAGAGGTTGACCATTTTGTTGTCGGCAGCATTGACCGACCTTGCGACATAAGAACTGCCAAGGATCGGCGTCTTCATCAGTAGTTCCCAGAATAGATGTTGAAGCGTTGACGGTTGGCAACCACGGCATACGGCAGGGTCATCAGGTCGTCTGGGTTGTTGATGCGCTTCAGATCGCGCTTGCTGGTCATAGCGATACGCTGCACCTGCGGAGATGGCTCAACACCAAACTCAGGGGCAAGCTCCATCGCAAGGTTGTAGCGCAACGCCCTTAGATAGCCAGGAGGCAGGGCAATTACGGTGTTTAATGCGGTGGGCTCTGTTAGCGGCTGAACCGATATGAAATGGAACTCCAAAGACCGGGTGGGCTTGGGGTAGATGTACATCTCGATGTCAGGGAACGTCATGTTGACGAACATCACCTGCGGGTAGGTCGAGGTGACCGTCTTGACCGCAATGCCGTTGTACTGGCTCTGGTTGATCATCTTGATGCCGTAAGACACGTTGGTCTGCGGATCACGGAAATAGGTGCTGTCATCAACCAAGATGGGTCGCAACTGAGGGCTGACACTTATGTCGCCGCTAGGCCCAAGGGTTCGCTTGATCTCGTTGACCGGCCAGGTATAGACCTGATCTTGGGTACAAAACACCGACAGCCGCTCAGTGTTCCACGAATCAATCATCTGGTTGAGAGCGGTGAGGGCGTCTTGGGACGTAGCAGCAGACGGGACTTCCGCCTCCGCTAGTTGTCCTATCAGCCTGAGAGCTGAATTGATCAGTTCACCAGCGGTTGCTGTCTGCGTCATGTCTTACCCCTGCTTGGGTGGTCTACCCCGTCTTTTGGCTCCGAGAGCGTTTACCGGGGCCTCGTATTCTTCATCTGCCTCGGGCTCATCCGGATTATAGCGCACCCAGCCGAAGCCCTCATCGTGGTCAGCTTCCATGTCGCTGATGGCGATCTTGGTGCCGTGTCTTGGATGTCTTAGATAGATATGGTGCATATAGTCAAAGGGGGCTGTTACACCCCCTTCTCCTTAGCCAGCGGCCATGATAACCCAGTCGGTTCCGTCACATACCAGCGTAGCCCACTTGCCAGCCGTAGCAGCAAGAATGGCAGTACCAGCAGTGCCAGAAGCCAAGGGCTTCACGTTGGAGCCAGCAGAAATAACAGTGTAGGTGCCAGACAGGTTCTTGATCGTGACTACGCGACCAACACTGGTCGAAGCAGTCGGGAACGTCACCGTGACATTGGCAGCCGAACCGTTTGCAATTACGAAGTTTTCAGCATCGCCCAAAGTGAACGAAGCGGTCTTGGTGACCGGAGCGTTCAGCACCTGTTGCGTGGCCGAAAGCGTAGTGAAAGAACCGGCAGCAGGAGTGGTTGCACCGATGACAGTGTTGTCGATCGTTGCGCCAACCAGTTGCTGGTCTTCATACGCGATACCAATAGATTTGGTATTAGGCATGATTGATCTCCTTGTAGAAAGGCCCCCGTTTCCGAGGGCCGATCAGATTAGCCAATGCGGTAGAGCGACCAAGCGCCATCGCCCGACTTGCGAGCGCGGAATGCTTGAGCGGTACCAGCAGTTGCAGCAACAGTCATCAAGCCTACCAGCGTCCAACCAGTGTTCGTGGTCAGAGTGATAACACCAGAGCCAGTGCCGTCAACGTTGATCACGGAGAAGTCAAACGTGTGACCTTCGCGAGCAGAGCTGATGTCAGCTTCAAGGTCGGCAACAGTCGGAAGTTGGTAGGAAGCAGCAGTGCCGCCTGGGCTACCAAGGATCAAACCGTTGACCAGTTGAGCAGACGTCAACGTGGCAGATGCAGTCAGTGCTGCGGGAGCGGGGCGAGCAACCAAGACCGGTTCGCTGGTGTTGCCTGCGCCGACTTGGTAGCCAGAAGTTCCATTAGGAAGTGCCATGATCGTATTCTCCTATTCGTTAACCTATTAGCCCCACATCCGGCAGGCCATCTGCGGACGGATTACGCTGTAGCCATACAGTACGTCGATACGGCACGGCATACGGTCATTGTTGATGTCGTACTGACGAACAATACGCATCGAAATACCGTTGTGTACCTGACGGCTGGCCATGTCCACGCCCTGCGGCAGGATAAGGTCGGCAGTAGCGAACGTGATGGCGTCCTTGTGGTAAACCAGGTTCTGAGCGTACTGACCCTGAGCGTTGCCCAGCATCGTGACAGCAGCAGAAGCCTGCGGGAAGCTATCAACCGTAGCCAGAGCTTGGCTAGAGGTGTAGATAGCAGGGCTGACCTTCAGCGTAGCCGTGGAAGAACCAGAAGCCGCTTCAGTTACAGTGAACTGCTGGAGCGAGCCAGTGGACTGACGGGTCTGCGGGTTTACAGCGTATACGCCAGCGATCGTGAACACGTCGCCCACGTTCCAAGTCTTGCTGGAACCAGTGAAGCTGATGCCGATCTGGCTTGCGCCTTGCGTGCTGATCGTCGAGGTGACAGTGATGCCAGTGCCCCAGTTACCGTTGGTGTGGTTGACGATCGACTGAGACATGTTGATCTCGTCGTAGCCCAACACGCCAGAGCCCATCATGCCCGCCTTGAACTGCTTGCTGATGGTGTCAACCGGGTTGAAGAAGCCCTTCATGCCTTCGACCAAGCCAGCGTTAGCGGCAGGGTTGACCGTGGCGTAGCGGGGGTGCATGCCAGCAGCGGCTTCGTTCAGCTTCTGCTGAGCTTGCAGCAGAACCAAAGAAGTAGCAGGGGTCGTGCCCGGCGTACCAACAGAGGCGTAGATGTTTTTGTAAGCGCTGGCAACGTCAGCGTCGATGCTGGCGGCAAGCTGGCTTACCCGAGGCTTCAGAACACGCTCTGCGAAGTCATCCAAGCTCATGGTGAGTTCAGCAGAAGTGAAGTTGACGCCAATGTGCTTCTGGTTGGCAACCGTCAGCGTGGTGTACTGCTCGTTGTCGTCCTGCACTTGCAGAGCGGCACCGTCAGTGACCAGAGCGCGGTCAGGCAGACGGATGCGGAGCGTTGAACCGATCTTTGCGCCTTCAACAGCAAAGCTGCTGTCGTATTGGCGGTTTACGTTACGGGTGATTACCAGGTTGTTCTCGAGGATTTCGAGAGCCTTCCGGGTAATCATGTCTATGGTAAGCAATGAGTTAGACATGGTTTGTGCCTCTTAATAGCGTTGCTGTTGCAGTTTCTTGATTTGTCTCTGGCGCTCTGCCTCTATCCACTCCGACGTACTCATGGTCTTGGTAGACCGAGGGTCGGTAGTGTCGTAGTTGCTGCCGCCCGTCCCTTTCGGGGTTACCGGGTTAATCGGCGCAGGCGCATTCGACGTTTTCCTCGCAGGAGGATTGGCCTCAAGTTTGGCTTCAATCTTCCCGATTTCTTTAGCCTGCAAGTGAGCTGGCAAAGCATAAATCCTGCGTGCCACATCAGGGTTTGTGCCCAGATGGTAGGCAATGTCAGGCCCTATCTCTGATGCCCTGATCGTATCGGCCATGACCTCTGATACCGCCAAGCTGTCGTTGTAGACGACCTGCCGGAAGTCAGGATATTTCTCCATAGCCTGTTCTTCACGATCTTCGTAGGCCCGGATAACTTCCATTTCCTGCTGTTTAGCCTGACGTGCCCTTACCAGTTCTTCAGCCTTGTGAAAGGCCAACGCTTCCGCGTAGTCCTCAACAGACTCAAACTGATCTTGCACCGGCCTCTCTTTAGGTTTTTGGAATTCAGCAGCTTTCGCCGCTTGTTCCCGTTCCCACTTTCTCTGCTCTCTTGCAAGACGCTTGCTAACAACCGCATCCAGTTCCTCTTGGGTAAAGGTGCGCTGTTGCTTGCTTTCTTCCGGCGTTTGGATTTCGGGGGTTCCAGTAGTCGCCGTGACTTCTGGCTCCTGCGCGGTTTCAGCGACCGCTACGCTTGCTTCTTCAGACATTGTTGTACCCGTAAGTACCCTGGTGAGCCTCACCAGTAAGGTTTTGCCCCGACGGGGCTAATCACGAATAGTAGCTGACGTTCAGCTTGGCACCAGCGCCAGTCTGAATGAACTTAATGCTGTTCAGGTCGCCATCATACGACAATACGTTGTTTTGAATCAGGATCATACCAACAGATGCAGTTGGAGCAGTGCCGTCATCTCGCCAACGGACGTTGTTGCCTTCAGCCACGATAAAAGCGCGGGTAGGCATCATCTTGTTTCCAGCCTCATCAACAGCCGGAACCGTCAGGCCAACGGCAGACGACAGGTCAGTGATCTGCTGGTAACCAAGGTTGTTGGTCGTGTTTTTCAATCCCATGTGGTCACCTATGACAAAAACCTGAGTTTGTAAAGAGTAGATAAGTATAAACCGACAATTTCGTCAATTATATTTTGAAGTGCCGTGTCTGTCTTATTTACCACTGTGTACCGAGTTTCCTCAATTTCCTCCAGTTGATTCTGAAGGAACTCGACGATGTTGTTCGTCTTCTTGGCCGACTGAAGCACGATAGCCCCAATCAAACCATATCTGCCCTGGTAGGCTTCCGCCAACTTGTCAGCCAGCGGAATGACGCCCTCATAGAACTCCCCCAGCGCACTGTGCTTGGCAAAGCTGCGGGTGTTCAGGTGAACGGAATGAGCCACATCCCGAGCCAAGAACAGGTTACCTATAAACTTTTCACAGCTCACGATGCGGACTCCTTCTTATTCCTGAGGTGCGCTCAGTTGCTCTTGCGCTTGCGCCTTGATCTTTTCAACCAACTGAAAAACAGCCTCATAAGGCAGTTTGCCCAGTGCGGCCATGATGATGTTGGCTTCTTCGATGGTAAGGTCGAACTTCACGCAGATGCTCCTTGTGCCCACGGCAATGCAGGGCTAACGATGGGTGGGTTGAGTTGATTGTCGATTTGCTGTTGAACAGCCGCTTCGGTAGCGTCCTTGTCAACGCCGCTTGCCCAAATCCAGCCCAACACTTGATCAAGCGTCAGGTCTGCATACGGGGTAAACGCGCCTTCAGGAGCGGAGAAGGAACAGGTGCTATACACCCGTCCTGATACATCGGCGTCTACACCTACGCAATCCCAGTGAGCCGTTACCACCACATCGGTGTACTCGCCCTCTTGTGGTTTGCAGTCAAGTTGGCTGACGCCCCAAGTAATTACAGTTGCCATGTCTTATGCTCCTAGTTGTTAAGCAATTTTTATAGTGCCGCCATCATTCCACAGTGTTCCAGCGGCCAATCCGGCAGAAGACGTTGGAATATCTGCAATTATCACATGAGTTTTTGACGTTGAATTTACCCACTTCACATGAAACCCATTAGAAGCGCCAGAAACACCAGCAAGCAAAATGTTTCGGTCTGCTCCAGAGGCAACTTGGATATCTGCTTTGTATGTAGGCGAACTCGTCCCAACACCCAAATTCCCGCTCGCATCAATCCGCATATGCTCTGTGCCATCGGCGGCAGTATTTCGTCCACTCCATATTGCAAACGCATCCACCCCAGCAGGCTGACCAACAGCCCAGTTGTTCACCGTGTTTTGCGTGAACATAAGCTGAGAGCCGGTAAGGCCGCTTGATCCAGTGTTAGACACATGAGCAATTATGCCGCGAGAAGGATTGCTCTTTTCAGCGGTGAGTCGAATGCTGTTAGTTGTTGTGCCGCCAACAATAAGGTCGCCACTCCCATCAATCCGAGCGCGTTCGGAGCCATCTACAGCAAACGCAAGATTGGTCGCTCCAACAGATGCTGTTGACTCGATGTTAGAAACATCGCCGGAGATAGAAAAACGTATTCTGCGGCTATTGCCTGAATCATTTTCTAGGAATTGACCTAGTATGCCTCCAGATGCCCCTCTGACATCCAGTTTTGCAACAGGACTGCTCGTCCCAATCCCGAGGTTGCCGGAGGCGTCGAGGGTCATCCTCGTTGTTGTGCCGTTACTCGTGTCAAGACCAAAGGTCAGCAAATTACCTGCGGCAACTCCAATTCGTGCCGCACCAACACCTTGATAAGTAATCTGCATTCCGGTTGCTGAAGCAGAACTGAGGTGAAGTTGTTGGAGCGGCGAACTCGTGCCAATCCCCAAATTCCCGCTTGAATCCAGTGTCACCGTCTGTGTGAAGGAGATCGCATTGCCTGCTGTGCCGGAGGGGGCTGTATAAAACGCAAAGGCTCCATTTGCTTGCTCAAGCATCGACGCTTCATCAGTGGCTATGTACCTGAAAAAGCCGCTGTCATAGTAGACGTTGTTTCCAAGCGTCGAATAAACGCTGCTTCCCAGAATGCTTGCGCGATTGCCAACCTGAAGCATTGGGCCGCCAAAACCAGAAGGAGAGTGCGCAGCAGGCGTCACCCCCAAGCCGAGGTTGCCGGAGGCGTCAATGCGCATGGCTTCGCCGGTAGTCAACAAGTCAGAGTTAACGTGGAAAGTAAGCCCTGCTCCGGCGCGAGCCATTAGTTGGGGCCATCCAGTCGTATTATTTAGCCCAAACGCGCCATACTGAGTCCCGTTTGAATACAACAGGCCAATACCTTGGTTGATACCGTTAGTTCCTGCTGCTCCTTGGATTGTAAGCCGCCCAACAGGACTACTCGTACCAATCCCTACATCACCCGATGAATTAATGCTTAACCGTTCAGCGCCAGCGACAATGTCATAAATTGAATATGACGTAGCTGCTGCACCGCCAAGCAAACCATTAAGCCATCTTGATGCGCCGGTATCATCTCGAAACCGTATGTTACCGCCAACACCGGGGTTTGCAGAGTTTGCGCCAACAACTACAAAACCGTTTGCAACATCAAGTTTTACTGCTGGAGTTGTAGTTCCAATGCCTACGTCACCGGCAGAGGTGACGCGAATCCGGTTTACGCCGCCCGTAACAATGCCAATAGCATCAGCAGACGGAAAATACATCCCGGTGTTGGTGTCACCAATGTTGGTGATTGACGGAGAAGCCGCCAAGCCATCAGCAAATTCCGCTGTTCCACTTACAGTTGCGGTGCCGGTTACGGACAGGTTTACGAAGTTGCCGTCTGCGCCGCCCTCAACCCGTTGCCAAACCGTGCCGTTGAACACCGCCCAATCGCCAACACCCCAGTTGGTAACGCCATCAAGGTTGGTGCTGCCCGCAACGCTTACAACGTAATACTGACCTTGTACGCCTACACCCGATGCAAGCGTTGGTGTGTTGGTGCTTGCATTCCAGGTGCCTGCGTATTTAAGAGCGCCCAACGTGGCCGCATCCACCTGCACAAACTGTTCTATGCCTTTCATTACATGGCTCCTTCAAATGGAACGGCTGGCTGTTCGCCCATCAATTGTTGAGGTTGTACTTGCGGCATCTGAGGCTGCATCAGATCACCGCTTTCAAGCGCAGCAGCCAGGGTGCCCTGCACAATGTCTTGAATCTGCTCAGGCGTCATGCCGCTAGATACAGCAGAGATGCGCTTGGTTTCAGCTTCGTATTCCTTGATTTTAAGCTCTTGGGCTTCCATCGACTGGCCGACTCCCCTGAGCATAGCGTGCATCTGCTCAAGCTGCTGACCCATCGCCTGAATCTGCTGCTCTGCGGCCTGCAATGCCGGTGGCTTGTCGTTGTCAGACAGAATGGCCGGATCAATGGTCTTCTGGAACCGTTTAGCCATCTCCTGAGCCCCAGGCCAATCCATGTTCTTGACGAACAGATCGCCTGCCACCTGCCACAAAGCCGGGTTGCCCTGAAGCAGTTGCGCCATGCTCTCCAGAGCTTCTTGACGCTTGGTCATGTAGCTCGGGCCAGTGGTCACAACAACGTCGTACTTACCAACAGACGGGTTGTATATCTTGTCGATCACCACGTTCTGTTCCATGTCCATGATCTTGCGAACAGGCTCTTGCTGCATCGGGTCGATCTTGGCCATCTTGGTATCGCCGTCTTCGCCAATGATCCGAGCCACTCGCTGGGTGTCGTAAATCTTGGGAATCAGGTCGACGATCTGCCGGGTAACGTGGCGAATAGCGCGAGCAAGGTTATCAACGTAGTGATAGGTGCCGGTATCTGCCTGGCGTTCCCTCGCCAATATGGCCTTCCCTGAACGCTCGTTGCCCATCATCCCCAAGGACGCATCGTATTGGCCTGTCGTGCCTTTGATGTCCTCTGCCGCTCCAATCTTCGCTTGGATAAGGCCGGTCTGAGCCATCGGCGGGGTTGATCGCTGAGGCAACGGAAGAATGGCCCCTTGCCCATCGGTCACATCAGGGTTGACCTCAAGGTATGGCCAGTTATTGGTGTTGGCAGTTTTCCACTGGTATTCATAGCCCTCAAACTGGCCTGCATAGCCAATAAAGGGAGCCTTGGGAGCCAGCGCCAGCATTTCAGTCTCTTGGCTGACCCAGTAGTTGTACATCCGCTGGGCATCCTTGGCGTTACGCACGATACCCGACAAATACAGCTTCCCGTCCACCTCAAACTCGTTGCCGATGACGCGGACAACCGGAATCCACTTGCCAGCCCAATCCTGCGGGCCTTCGATCCACTCATACCCGTTGGTCTTGGCCCAATTAACCTTCTTGCGCTGAGATACGCGAGTTTTAATTGGCTTCAGACCCATCGCTTCAATGCGCTTGGCTTCAGGTGAGCCTTTGAACGCAGAGAGGTTGTTGGGGTAGAGGTTTAGCGTGGCAGGGCTGTACTCAATCCAGAAGTATTCAGCAATCCGGATGGTGTCTTCGTTCAGCCAGTCGCTGATGCTGGGATCGCCTACGCCTTGGGCAAGGATCCC